GTTCCACGCGATCCAGCTCACCAGCAGCGCCCGCTCGCGCTCGTCGGCCAAGTACGTGCGCAGGTGCAGCTCCACCCGCTCGATGGCCTCGAGGTCCTCGGCCGAGTACGTCTGCGGCACCGCCGGTACGCTCTCCGGCCTGTACAGGTTCACCCACTGCCGGCCGAACATCTCGAACGTGACGCCCGCCCCTGGCATGTAGGCCTTGTGCGCCACCACCGGCATGCTCCACATCTCCACCGCCCACTGGTCGGCGCGTTCGCGGTTGCCCTTTTGGTCGAGCGGCATGTAGCGGTTGAACATCGAGCGAAAGCCCTGGCTCGTCACCTCCTGCTTGGTCTCGGTGTTGAAGAACTTGTCGCCCTCCGTCACGTAGACCCACGGCTTGGCCCAGTCGGGCATCGGCGTGCCTCCGCCTGCAGCCACCGGCCCGCCTCTGGAGCGCACCCAGCCGCGGCAGGTGGCGATCGGCAGCTTCACGCCCAGGTCCTTGGCCCGGCCCTGGATCGCAGCGGCCAGCAGCTCGCGCTCCATCTGAGACAAGGCCGGCGTGTTGGCGATGCGCGCGGCGACCTGATCCTGCAGATCGCGCGCGTCCGTGCAGTCAGCTACCTGCTGCTTGAACTGCTCGAGCAGGTCGGTGCGCTCCTCGCGCTTGGCCTCCTCGCGCTTGTCCTTCGTGGCCTTGAGCAGGCTGGCCAGCGTCAGCGCGCCGCGCCCGGCCGCGCGCTGCCCCGAGAAGCTGCTCCACTTCTCCGCGCAGTAGCCCTCGACCCACTTGCCCGAGCCCGCGCTCCAGTCGTCCCAGGCCTGCAGCCACTCCTCGTCGCCCTGGCCCTGGTGGTGCAGCGCCTGCCCCACGCGCAGCCACGCGTCGTAGCCCACATCCGGGTCCAGGTGCGGCAGCACCTCGGCCACCACGCGCTCGAGGTCCCAGCCCTCCAGCGGCTGGCGCAGGTTGGCCAGGGCGCGCTCGCCCTCGTCACCCTCGAGCCCGCCGGGCTCGCTCAGCGCCTCGTCGAACACCTGCTGCACGAGCCAGCCCAGGTCCTGCTGCACCACCGGCAGCGCCTCGTGGCCGTTGATCTGGTGGCCGGTGACGGTGAAGTAGCGGCCCTCGCGGTAGAGCTCGACGCCGACTTCCTTCTTCGTGCGCGAGCCGTCCAGGTTCGTGCGGCTGAACAGCTTGATGCCGGTGCCGCTGGGGCTGACCTCGGCATAGCCCTCGATGCGCTCGAGCACCTCCTGCGCGAGCTCGCTGAGCTCGCCGGTGCCCGGGTCCCGGCAGTCGTCCAGGTCGATGCCCTGCACGTCGGAGCCGAGCACGTAGCCAATGCCGTCGTACCCGCCCATGACGTACTCATCGGCGACGTCGTCGAACGTCGTCCAGGTGGTGGAGTCGGTGGTGCTGGCCGCAGCCCCGCCGATCTGCACCGGCAGCTTGGCCCAGACCCAGCCGCCGCTGGGCTTGCGGCGGTGCACGTACTTCCACAGGACCCACCGAGCGTCGACCTGGAGATCAGTGGGGATGGTGTCGAATCGAACAGGCAGTGAAATGGGCTTGTCTGACATCGCTCGCCCCCATCACTGCTTCGGTACGATCATCGGGGCGGTGCGCAGCACGTCCGTCTGCAGCAGCGCCTTGCGCAGCCCGTTCAGGCTGTCCGACAGGATCAGGGCGGCGACCACCCTGCCCTCGTCCTCGTCTTGAACGCCGGCTTCGCGCGCGGCCTTCAGGCAGTCATCTAGCAGTCCAACGAAATACTCCTGGCGCGCCATCATCTCGCGCCTCCTTTCTCGATCACACCGGCTTCCGGCCGGCTCGGCAAATGAAGAAGCCCACAGCTTCTGCGGGTCCTTCAGGGATTGACTCGGGCGAACTCCCCAAAAGCGGCTCGCGCCGCAGCGTTGTACGCCGCGGACGCTTCCTCAAGCGTGTCGAAGAGGCCGACGTACTTGCCGTCACACACGGCCTCGAACTTCGGCTTCGCCCGGCGCGCCACCCGCAGGTACACGCCCTTGGCATTCGTGCTGCTGCAGGCGCGTCGGTTCGCCTGATTCAGGCGCCCATCGGCAGCGCGTAGGTTCGTGACGCGGTTGTCGGAGGGATCGCCATTGATGTGATCCACCTGCGTGGGCAGGTACCCATGCGCGAGCAGAAACACGAGACGGTGCATCAGCACGCGGCGCCACTTGCCGTCGAATTTGACGCCAGTGCCGCGGTATCCGCGGCCGACATCGGTGCCGGCCACGAGCCCGTTGGGCCCGATCACGTTGTCGCCATCAAGGCGGTAACGCGAGAGGAGAAATTCGGTGAGCGTCATTTCTTGCCCTTCATCGCGTTCACGTTCGCCACGAGTGACGGGTAGGCCATGCCGCGGTCCTTGGCGAACTTCTTCGCTTTGAGCTTCTGCGCGGCGCTCATCTTCTTGGGCTTGTCCTTCGGGTTGGGCTTGTCCCAGAACGGCTTCTTCTCCATGGCAGTCCTCAGTGAATGCTCTCGTCGGTGGGCAGGTGCCGCAGCAGCGCCCGCTCCACCTGGGTCTTGATCGTGTCGACGCACGCGTCGGTGCAGCACAGCACCACCCGCACCTCGCCGTCAGCGGTGTCGATCACCAGCTCGTCGCCGTGTGCCAAGGCCTGCATGGCCTCGACCGACAGAGCCAGATGCAACTCGGTCACGCCGGCGTCCTCAGCGCAGACCAGGGGATGTCAGGGCGCATCTGCTCGGCGCGGATGTCCACGTCGAGCTCGCGCGCCAGCGCCTCTAACGCTGGCACTCTGTCAGCCGGGATGCGGCCGGTGCTCGTCCAGAGACTCACCGCCTGAGGTTGCAACCCCAGCCGGCGACCTACCTGAGTGGGCCCCCCTAACGCCCTGATGATTTCCTTGACAGTCATGCCCCGATGTTAGCCCAACTTACATTGCGCAAGCGCAGCGGGTAAACCCTCGCACTCCGATCGCCCGCCTATCCCCCGGACGGTGCAATCGATCGGCCACCCGCCCCATCGGGTGTCTTCTCTGCGCTACGTCAAGGGCCTACCCGTGACAAATTGCAGAGCTTGTGCAGACTGGAAAGTTGACTTTCTCCACGGGCGTTCCCTGGCTGGCTGCGCTCGATGCTGTACACGCTAACCGTGAGATAGCTATCCTATGCACGCGCTTGCATTTCGCCAGCCTGAAACGAACAAGAACATCCCGTTGATCATGTCCGAGCTCTGGCAACGCCTTCGACACGCCCGCCGGTTCGCCGATCTCACGCAGCAGGATCTGGCCAACAAGTGCGGCGTCAGCCGCGGTGCCGTTGCCCTCTGGGAAGCGGCGGAACCTGAGCACCGCACCAAGCCAACGACCGAACACCTCATCCACGTCAGCAAGGCCACCGGCGTACCGCTCGAGTGGCTGCTGAATGACGCCGCTGACCTCGACGCCATCTGGCGATTGACCGGGGAGTTCGGCGAGGGTGGCATCACGCCCAGGCGAAGAGCGTCCGATCGCGCGCCCGAGGTACTGCCCGACCTGCGCCAGGAAGGGCACCTATTCTGCTTCGCGCAGACGCCGGAGCAGATCGCCGCCAAGCTCGCGCAGCTGGCAGCCGAACCCGAAGAGCTCAAGAAGCACCTCATCCTCATCGGCGCGGTGGCCCTGGTCCACATGGCCCCGTCGCCGGCCGAGGCGCTGTCTCTCGTTGTCCGTGAGCTGACCGCCAAACCCTAGGGTTTGCTCGGGGGTGTTTTTGCACTCCCGGGTCTTGCACGACCCCTTTCGATAGCTATACTTGCATCCTGTAAGCGTTGCTGTCAACGCGTACAGCCCGAATGCAAGTGAAGCAGCGAAAGGAGAGAGATGGCTGAGACCTTGACCATTCCCGCCGGGGCCACCCGCCGGGACCCCCTGATCCCCGTCGGACACCCCGACTTCGTGTGGCGCCCAGGTGCCGACGTGCAAGCCACGTGGCACCGCTACACCGGCTGGGTCCCGCCCAGCGCCAACCGCACCCAATCGCAAGACCTCAGGCCCGAGCACGAGCTCGCCGGCCGCGCGAGGGCATGACCTGAGTTCCCAACCCAAGAAAGAGAGATGGCAATGGACATCAACCTCAGCGGCCTGCACGGCCAGTCCCTCACCGTGATCGGCCGCGCGCTGGTCGAGATCGGCGAGATCCAGGAGCTCGAGCGAGCCGAGTTCCGGCGCAACGCGCGTCAGCTCAGCCTGTTCCCCGAGACCGGCGCGATCAGCGGCGGGGGCATCGCAGCGCAGGCCGAGCAGACCCAGGTCGAAGAGCCGGCCCCGGCAGCCGAGGAGAAGCCGGCAAAAAAGCAGCGCGCGGCGAAGGCCGCCGCCCCTGCACCTACCCCGAGTGCGACCGAGGAGGCGGCCCCTGCGACACCCGCGCCTGCTACGGCGTCCCCTTCTGAGCCGGCTGTGACCCTGGTCGACCTGCGTGCACGGCTGGCCGAGCTCAGCCGCGACGGCAAGGCCGACAAGGTCAAGGCCCTGCTGAGCAAGTTCGGCGTGGCCAAGCTCACCGAGCTCGAGCCGACGAAGTTCGCCGACGTGATGGCCGCGGCCGAGGGGATCTGACCATGGCCAAGTTCATCATCCAGATCGAAGACCAGGGCGACGAGACCACCGTGCAGTGCGCGATCGATCCGCCCCTGACCGAAGACAAGACGGTGTTCAGCACCGCCGAGCTCGTGGGCCTGTACCTGCGCGAGCACATGGCCGACCTGCTCAAGGCGGCGGTGGCCTGGAGCAAGGAGCCCGAGCCGGCCGAGCAGCCCGCGCTGCAGGCCCCGAAGCTGATCCTGCCCGACGACATCAGCGGGGCGCCGGTATGACCCGCCTCAGCCCCGACGAGGTGCGCGAGGTCAGCGGCCCGATAGCCAACGAGCTGCACGCGAAGTACTACGAGCTGCTCAAGAGCAAGGGCCCGGCGTTCGCCGCGGTCGCAATGTTCGACGCGTGCTCGATCGTGCTGGGCGTGGCGCTGCTGCCGTTCAACCACGCCGCGCGCCTGAGCGCCCTGGACCTGCTGCGATCGGAGATCGAGGAGCAGGCCACCGACTTCCGCGCGCAGCTCGGCGTATTCGCAGAGCGGGAGGCAGCGAATTGAAGGGCGCACTCGAGGGCCTGACCCTGGTCGCACTCACGATCGCCGCCGGTGCGGTCGTCGCAGTGTGGCTCGGCTTCATGGCCGGCATCGCAATCAACGTCGCGCGGTGGTTCCTGTGACCCCGCGCAAGAAGTTCAACCCGCACTGGCCGTTCCCCCAGTTCGACGAGAAGGGGCGCCAGCTCCTGCCCGCCGACTGGGGCAAGCGCCAGACCCGCAAGGACAAGCAAGAAGGCCTCGAGCGCGAGGTCGGAAAGGCACTGCTGTGATCAGCGATGAGCAATACCTGAAGAACCTCCAGGGCGCCGTGCACGCGTTCCCGTTTGAGCTTGACGCCCCGGACGAAGAGGCCAGCTACTTCTGCCCGGGCATGACGTTGGTCGACTACTTCGCCGGCAAGGCGATGCAGGCGCAGATCAACAACCCGGTGAAGCTGGGCATCACCGGCGCCGAGGACGAGATCGCGTGCCGTGCGTACGCGATGGCCCGCGCAATGATGAGAGCGCGGAGGTGAGCGTGGGCACCGCCCTCACCATCGGCCCCGTCGAGCGCGCACACGCCAAGCTCAGCGCCAGCGGCAGCAAGAAGTGGCTGACCTGCACGCCGAGCGCGAGCCTCGAGGACCAGTTCCCCGACGAGCACTCGGAGTTCGCAGCCGAGGGCACGTTCGCGCACGCCGTGTTCGAGCAGGACGTGCTCGACTACCTGGGCCTGCCGGTGGATCCGCTGCCGGCCGCCATGGCGGCGCGATTCGACAGTAACGCGCTGCGTGACTATGTCGCCGCGGCCGTGGCCCGCGCGATCGACGCGATCGAGCAGGCCCGCGCCCGCTGCGACGACCCGGTGATCCTTGTCGAGAAGCGCCTGGACTTCAGCCGCTGGGTGCCCGAGGGCTTCGGCACCGGCGACCTCGTGATCATCACCGACGAGCTCGTCGAAGTGATGGACCTGAAGTACGGCAAGGGCGTGCTGGTTGAGGCGCAGGACAACAGCCAGATGCGGCTGTACGGACTGGGCGCCTACAACGAGCTCGCGCACCTGTACGACATCCAGCGCGTTCGCATGACCGTGCTGCAGCCCCGGCTGGAGAACTACGGCAGCGAGGAGCTCAGCACCAGCGAGCTGCTGGGCTGGGCCGAGAGCTACGTCATGCCGCGGGCCCGCATGGCCTGGGAGGGCCAGGGCGAGTTCGTGCCGGGCGACCACTGCACCAGCGGGTTCTGCCGTGCGCGGTTCCGGTGTCCGGCTCGAGCGGCTGCGGCCATCGAGGTGGCACGCCAGGACTTCGCACTGAAGGACCCGGAGCTGCTCACCGTCGAGCAGCTGACCGCGGTGCTGGCCAAGGCCGACATGGCCATCGACTGGTTGAACGACGTCAAGGCCTACGCCCTGAAGCAAGCCGAGAAGGGGCATGAGATCCCCGGCTTCAAGCTCGTCGAGGGGCGCAGCAATCGCAAGTACGCCAACGCCGATGAGGTGGCCGCGCGCCTCCTCCAGTCGGGCATCCCCGAGGCCGTGATCTACGAGCGTTCGCTGCTCGGCATCACCGCCATGGAGAAGGCCATCGGCAAGAAGAAGTTCGCCGAGCTGCTGGACGACCTCGTCGTCAAGCCGCAAGGCAAACCCACGCTGGTCGCTGCAGAAGACAAGCGACCGGCTCTCAGCTCTGTGGCATCCGCCGCCGCAGATTTCAAGTGAAACAGCTCATCAGAAAGGTATCCACATGAGCAATTCCTCTCCCACCAAGGTCGTCACCGGCAAGGTGCGTCTGTCCTACGTCAACGTGTTCGAGCCGCGCGCCGGCATGAACGGTGGCGATCCGAAGTACTCGGTCTGCGTGCTCATCCCCAAGAGCGACACGGCCACCGTCAACAAGGTCAAGGCCGCGATCGAGGCCGCCAAGGAAGCCGGCAAGGCGACCTGGGGCGGCAAGGTCCCGCCGGGCGTGAAGGTGCCGCTGCGCGACGGTGACACCGAGCGCGACTCGGCTGAGTACAAGGGCCACTGGTTCATCAACGCCAACAGCAAGCAGCAGCCCGGCGTCGTCGACGCGCAGCTCAATCCCATCCTGAACAAGGGCGAGGTGTACAGCGGCGTCTATGGCCGCGTGTCGCTGAACTTCTATGCGTACAGCCAGAGCGGCAACAAGGGCGTGGGTGCGGGTCTGCAGAACGTGCAGAAGCTCGCCGATGGTGAACCGCTGTCCGGCCGCAGCCGTGCAGAAGACGACTTCACCGCCGCAGAAGAGGACTTCCTGTCGTGATCAACCCGGGGGCTACGGCCCCCATCCATTCACTCAGAACTACCATGAACCAACCTCAGATCCTCACCATCCAGCTCGGCGTCAACGGCGTGCAGCTCGTGCTCAACGCGCTGGCGAAGATGCCCTTCGATCAGGTCGCCGAGCTCATCGGCGTGATCCGCGTGCAGGCCGAGCAGCAACTCAACCCCCAGCCGGCCGCTCCCGTGCAAGCCGTCAAGCGCGCCGGTGGCCGCCCCAAGGGCAGCAAGAACAAGGGCAAGACCGAGGCCCCCGCGCCCACTGAGAGCGAGGGCGGCGACGCGGCCTAAGTTAGATGAAGTCCCACTCCACCACCGAGCTCACGCGATACCCCTTGCGTTTCCACGTGCGGATCCTGTTCTCGATCGCAAGGGGTGTTCGCAACGGCAGCGAGGAGACCGGCCTGCCGGTTCTCGTCCAGCCTAAGAGCACGGTGGCGGGTACCTGCCGTTTGCGGTTGATCGGAGCTTTGAGTCGTCTCTTGAGGGGCGTCATCGTGCGTGGCTTAGGAGAGATCCACGCCACGGTATCAACCAGCTTGGCTGTTAGCAACAAGGTTAGGAGGGCTTGCGCGTGAGCACAGAGTGCAAGCCGATGAGTGTTGAAGAGCTGTGGGTTCTGGTTCGCCACTACGAGCGTCTGATCCAGCTGCTGCTTGAAGAACTGGAGAAGACACGATGAGCTACCCGATACCAGTGATGAAGATCGCGGCTGACGCGCCGCTGATGCAGTGGCAGCAGATGCACAGCTGGCACTCGCTGTACCAGATGAAACACCGGCCCGACGACCTGATGGGCATGCTCGCACGGCAGGCCGCCACCGCGATCACGAACCAATTCGTGGCCGACGTGCTCAAGCGCGAGAAGATCGAAACGCACGACGACCCTGAGGGCAAGGTGATGCGGTTCACCTGCGTGGCGCTGCGTCACGATCAGCTGCTGGACCTGCTGTATGCGGCGTACACCGAGGGGCTCAGCGACGCGCGGCGGCACGCGCCGGTGGAGATGGTGCGATGAGCATCTTCTCTCTGGTCAAGAAGCCTGACGACGTGCAGACGCCGATCGCCCAGGCCTCGCTTGAGGATCTGCTGGACGAGCTGAACCGCTACGGCGCACCGCGCCTGAGCAAGCACGACATCATCTCCAACGGCAAAGACTGGTTGTGCTCGCTGAAGGTCCGCGTCACGGCAACCGGCGTCACGTTCGACGTCGACGCCTGGGCGCCGACGCATCGCGAGGCCGTGCTGAAGTGCCGCGACAACCTGCACGCTGCACTCAAGCAGATGGGCGGGGCGACATGACCACGCTACGCATCGACCTGGAGACCTTCAGCTCCGTGGACCTGAAGAAGTGTGGCGTGGCGCGCTACGTCGAGAGCCCTGACTTCGAGATCATGCTCTTCGCCTACTCCTTCGATGACGAACCCGTCCAGGTCGTCGATCTCGCACGTGGCGAAGCTCTGCCAGGACGCGTGGCCGATGCACTGTGTGACCCCGCCATCACCAAGGCCGCCTACAACGCAGCCTTCGAGATCGCCTGCATCGCCAGCCACTACAAGGTGCGCGTCGACGTCACGCAATGGCGCTGCACCAGCGTGCACGCGCTGTACCTGGGGCTGCCCGGCAACCTGGGCGACGTCGGCAAGGTGGTGGGCCTGTCCGAGGACAAGCAGAAGCTGATGACCGGCTGGTCGCTGATCCGCTACTTCTGCATCCCCTGCAAACCGACCAAGACCAACCACGGG